CTCGTCGCGGGTCAAGAGTGCCATTTTGTTTATTCCTTTACGGGCTTAAAGTATATTGCGGGCATTGCGGGTCTGTGTTATCATGAGGAGAAGGAAACAGATCACACGGCCCGCGACATGTGATCTGTTTCCGCTTGTGGAAGGGTTTTACAGCCCTTGTATCTGATCGGAAGCTTGGTCCAATATATTTTGAATCCGTTCTTCCATTTCTGGTTTGGCTGACTCCATGGTCTCGGAAAACCAAGGAACATTTCCTGTCTCCCAATACCACGTCTTTTTACGTCCGAACAATGGATGTTCCCATCCTCCTGAAGTAAGCCCCACGTCCAAGAGTTGAGGGAGTGGGGCTTCTTTCGAATCGGGTACAGAGACCGTGATCTTGGAGCCATCGCCACTTGAATCCGAATAGTCTTCCGTCTTCATGCCAGAGACGATAGACGCGCGCAGTCCTCGTTGCTTTCTTCCATGAATTTCCATGGCCTGAAGCTTGGCACCGGCACGCAACATCAGCGTGTTGACTTCACTGTCTATGTCTTTACGAATCCACTGAGGGATCTCGCTCTGCACAGTCTCCAAAGCATCGGCTGTCCGGACAAAATCATCCAGGCCAGACGTGTTGAAGCTCAGCCATGAAGAAACCATTACGACGTGGCGTAAGAGACCTGGCCCTGCACATTGAACTTGATCTTCGTGGTGGACAAATCGCCCGCCTTACCCGACAGGGGCATGTACTCCAGAAGAATGCAGCTCGCAGTGAACTGAGGGTTGGTCACAGAATTACCACCGGGCAAAGGGTTGATGGTCACGGTAAAGGTAGTCGCATTGAAGAACAGCGGCTCCAGAGTGGCATTGACCTCGGCAGCGCCAAAGTCCTGCTGGAAAGTAACGGTGATCGAGTCGTCACGCAGGCCGCCCATAGCCATCTTACCGAGGCCAGAGAAGTTGGTGATATCGACCGCAGTGTACTTGACATCGATTTCGAGGTCGGTAGCGTGATCGGACAGGTTGACGCCATTGACGACAATCTGAGGGTTTCTGAGGATGAACTGAGCCACAGTGACTCCTTATTTCTTGTCTTGGGCACTAGTGACGGCCCCAGGTAGTTTTACGACAGCCATGTCTTCTACGTGAGTGACTGCCTCGGTGTGAGGTGCTTCTTCAGCGGGTTCGAGCACAACTGCCTTGGTCGCTGACTTTTCGACAACATGTCCGCCTAGGATCAATGCGTCTGCCTGCTCATCGGTAAGTTCTGCTTCTACAGTCTCGCCTTTGTGCTTGCCGAAAACAGTGTGCGGACCGGCGACGGTAAATACCCTTTTGCGCAGTCCGTGAAGGTCGTCGATGGCCTTCTGTTTGAGTTGCTCTTCGAAAGTAGCCATTAGCTATTCGCAGAGACGTTGTCTTGAACCAGTGCAACGGGCAGAGGAGAGAAACCAGACGTGGTGACAGTGCAGGTATTAGCGCCGTTGCCGTCATCGTAGGCGCGAACCAGAGGAACCCAGACCGAACCGTGCGCAGGAACAGTGATGGTCACAACCTGTTTGGCAAGACCATAGCTGTTGTTGCCGTAAGGCGTGATGGTCAGAGTGACGGGAGAAGCGGACGAGTTGGAATACACAGCAACAGTGTTCATGCCGTTGCCATAGTTGAGAGCGTCAGAGGCCGTTACGGTCCCTGTCAGGGTGGGAGCAGTGCCCGCGAAGACAAGCTGCTGTACGGCAATAGTTGCCATGGATTTACTCCTATGAGTTGCTTACGTAGACACAGCATTGGATGACTGCGCCGATATGTGGCAGGCCGAAACCCTCCAACGAACCTCCATATCCCTTCATGCTGTGAACGACAGTGTTGACACCATCGATGCCCAAGTCGGGATTGTTGTATATAACGAGTCGGATAGAGCTGGCACCGTCTCCGGAAATGAGAGCGTCCAGTAATGGTTGAGCTGAGGTAGGATCTGCACGGGAAACCAACACGAAAAGGTTGAAATCGAACGAGTCCAATCCTCTGTTGAACGTCTCCTGGAAATTCGCACTGGCGGGCTCTATCACCACGGCCGGAAGAGTGATGGATTCAACCACATTTCCGTACGTGTACAGTCCTGTATTGAACGCTGATATGTCCACTCCCGCTTGGATAGTGGATGCAAGAGCCATTCTCAAATCAGTTACCGTCGTCATTAGTACACCGTGATCGGGTTGAGGATATATGGTTTCAACAGACTCCATGCCTGTGGAACATCTTTGACCGTGATGACATTGAAACCGTCACTACCCGAACCGAACCCAGCGGCACCCAAGGGAGCATCCGACAGCTTGTAGTACTCAGCACCAAGGATGAGCGCGGCTTGTACTACAGAACCAGGAACAGACTGCCAACCCCAAGTGGCTTGAATCTTCAAACGGTCGATTGCCCAAAGGAATGTCCAGTACGGCAACGTAATTCGTCTGAAAGGCCATCCAGGCTGCCCATTGACAATGCCGTTCCTTGGCTCCAACTCGAAATTGGGGAAGGTCCAAGGGGTCTGCCAGTCCGAATCACCAATAGGTCTGCGCTGGATGACCAGAGTGTCTACGTCGTAAAAGTCGTCCACGATCACCAAGTGTGGAGAAGTAGGTACAAAATACCTTGTCTCCACTATGCCGTTCGTGTTGAACTGACGTCTACAGTGCGTCTCAATGGTCTCCGAAGCAGCGACTACCGCCGTGGTCAACTTGGCGTCTCTGATAGGGTCGGACTGCGCCGTGTTGATCCCCAGGTAAGTACCCAGCTGAGCGATGGTGATGTAGCTGTCTCCTATCATCTGGGTACCGTCCTTTTACTCGTCGTCAGTCTTGCGGGGTCGACCTACAGGCCGTTTGACCTCGTACTCCTGCACTGAATGGTCATCTTCAAACAGATCAGCGTACTTGGTAGCCACAGGGTGTCCGGCCCTGTAACGAGCGCCTTTATGGACAAGAACAGGTGCGCCGTCCTCATCTGTATAGAAAAAAGCTTCTTTAGCTGATACTATATTTTCTGCCATGTCGTGAGTCCTTTCGGATGATGGTGGGCGCATCTTATGGTTATGCCGTTTAAGCTCTATGTCTGCCGGACGACAAGAACCCCACCCAATCATGCAGTTGTTACGAAACGGTCAGAGTCGCGAATGCGGCAGGAATCAGCACGGCGCTGTTGTTCATCCAGATGGCGAAGATGCCGCGCTGGCCCGTAGGCATCTGACGCGCAGAACCGAAGACCTGGGGAATCAGCTCCACACTCATACCAATACGGTCAACAATTAGGAACTGCTGGAAGTCACCGAAAACCAGAGCGACCTCAGTCGTGTAGGTGCTAATTACCTTGGGGGCGAAACCTCCGGTGGCATATGTGCTGGAAATGCTGGACTCCAGAGCATCGTAGCCAAGAAGCTGACTGGGCAGACCCGCTCCGATCCTTTCCCACAACTCCGCACCACCAGCAGTATCGAACTGCCGAACCTGGTTGTAAACACCCCGGTGTCCCAGGAACTTACCATTTGCACGCCAACGGGGGTCCAACGTAGTTTCCAGGTCATAGACGTTGGAAGCCGTAAAGGTAGAACTGGTGCTGGAAGCCAAAGTAGGGTTGCCACTGAGCGAACCAAGCAGACCGCCAGCGTTCGGGGCCGTGCCGTTGCCGGTGATGAAGGATGCAGCCTCTTCACGGCCCTTGGCATCAACCAGAGCGGCAGTGATTTCGGACTGAACCTGACCCCACGCCTCTGCGATTTCATAGCTGAACGGCACGAAGCCCATGACACGCTCGGTGTTCACGACAGGCTGAGCCAGAGTAAAGCTGTTGTCCGACGCCTCAGTCGCTTCCGCAGAACGGGTCACAGACGTACCGGACGAGGTCACACCCTGCCACTGCTTACCAACGATCTGCTCGACACGGGCAATCTGACGCAGCGGGTTGATGACACCCGGAGAGGTCCACATGATGGTCGGGTCGAGCTGGAACGGAACAGCGAAGCCACCATCGGCAGCAACACCCAACTGAAGCGAACGAGCCTCTTCGCCATCGAGCATGTTC